ATGACGGATTATCAGCCATACAGGAAAGGAACTGTGCTTGCCCCAACTGGGCCATGCAATCATCTTCATGTGATTTGTAATGATCCTGTTTATTACCCCGTTAACGATTGTTATTGTGTTTTAGTTGTTAATATTTCTAGTATCAAGGATGGTGTCCCCCACGATCCGTCTTGCGTCTTGAATTCTGGTGATCATCGCTTTATCAAGCATCCAAGTTATGTTGTTTACGCTGAAGCTATAATTTGGCGAGTGGATAACATGGTTAGAAAGCAGCGATCGGGTGAGATTTCTGTTCATGATGATATGCCAGAAGCTACATTCAATAGAATTCTGGACGGTTTTGATATCTCTGATGAAGTTACGCCAAAGAACCTTAAATTTAAAAATAAATATTGCGTATCATCTATTGATGATGAGTAAACAACAGGAATTGTTTCGGTATAACTTCTGGAGTTTTCTATGGAAGATCAAAAAGCAACCAAGCCACAGGTTAAGTTCGACACAATGAAAGCATTCGCAGGTATGGGTGCTGCTGTTGAAGTTCTGATGAAGGCTGCTCCTAATGCGTTCACTCACGCTACTGTCTCTGGTAAAGAGCAGCAGGGTAAGCTTCGTCGTCTCAAAGCAGCATGATCATAGCTGGTGCTTTTTGAAAACCCGCCTTCAGGCGGGTTTTTTCTTTAGTGATTTTCTTTGCCCTTCTGTTTGACTGTTCTGACCTGTTCCCACTCGATACGTCCTTCTTCTCGCCTTTTGTCTATGTATTCCGCAAGATCCTGAATATTGATGCAACGTTTTGCTTTTTGTGATGTGCCGATGCGATATGTTGGAACGGGCAACTTACAAGCGTTTGCTTTTGCTTCTGCCGTGGCTGGACTCATACCAAAGTACTTTTGGCTAACTGCTGAGAGTTCAATGTTTGGGGTATTGAATTCAGCCATCAGTAAAAACAAGGTGTTCATAATTTTCTCCATCAAAACCGGCTGCACCCGGGAAAATCATAATTCTGTGCTGGTGGCAGGAATTAATTTCTGCCAGATAGCGGAAACATATTTTGCCTGATGACGGGCATCAGCCAGGGCGTTGTGCCGTTCGCCATCGAAAGGCATGTCCATTTTGGGGTCGAATCCGATGGAACGCCCAAGCGTAACGATCGTGCGTACATCGTGGTCATTCCAGTACGCCCACGGGCAGATTTGTCCTGCTCGATCGTAAGATCCACGTAAAATTACGTTGTCGAAGGTGGCCCCGTTACCCCAGACTTTTAAATATTTCGTATTGTCTGCGTGCCGGTTAATGAAATGATTTAGTTCTGAGAGAGCATCGCTGATCGACAAAGTATCATCAATGCAGATTGCAGCTCGTGCTTCAGGGCTTTGTTTCAACCACCACAGGATGGTATCGCCGTCAGGTGTAGCTCCTTGCTTCATAGCACTGTCCAGGCTGACAACCGCATAGAATTCTTGTCCGATGTCTCCGGTTTCTGGGGTGAAGAACACCGCGCCAATAGAAACGATCGGCGCACCCTTATTTTTCCCCATCGTCTCAAGGTCGATCATTAAGTTGTTCATCACTTCACCTCCTGCGGCGGTTCCGGTAGCGGCATCCAGTGAGTTGCTTGCTCAATACCATTACCCGGCTTAATCGTTGCATCTCCGCGCCGAAAGGTGCTTCCGGTATAGCGTGCGGAGCATATTAGCGGTTCAACCAGAGAGCTATCGAAATTCACCGAAATGAGCACGTTCTGATTCTTCTCAGGCATTCGCTCACTACAGCTTATCCAACTATCCGGAGTTACCGGAGAGTTGGTTGACGTTTCCGAGGTTTCCCGAAAATTATTGGTTGACGAATCCTTATTTTCCCGAAAGTTTCCAGCCTGAAGCATGGCGGCGCGGTGACACCAGATAATCCAGCCAAGCGCCATATCCCATGCCATGTATTCGCTATCGCCATTTTTTGCCCTGCGACGATCTACAGATTCCCCGAAACGCTTCTCCATAAATAATTCATAGGCTGCCCGTTCATCCGATACTGCTTCCAGCGATGCCAGCGCAATCCGTGCCAGCTCTTCCGCTTCTTCTGCTGGCAGTACAACGTTGCTACCAGGTCCGTATGTTTCGCGCCACTGCTTGATTGTCAGTAGTCGCTCTTTGGTAATAGTGGTCATGGGTTAGTCCTCATCCACTTCAACGCCATCTTTCAGCGTGATGCCGTGCCAATCATCAGCCCAACTGGTTAGCCCTGGCGCATCAATGCTAGGCATATAGACGCTTGCAGTGTGGTAGCCCTTATCGCTATCAATGCTGGCAACGTGCTCGCCGTTGTATGCGCTCAGCGTGTCCAGGACGCTATAAAACTTTCCTCCGGCTGCCCTGAAATCCTTTACAGCCTTCACAAGGCGACTCCACGCTTTTTCCTGTTCCGGCGTCAGGTCGATTAATTCCTGCAAAGTTGCCATATCACTCTCCTTTGATGCGAATGCCAGGGGCGCGTGGCACATTAACTTCCACGATGCGCACAGTTGGTTTGTACATCTCAATCGCTGTCAGCCAGTCAGCGCCGGTCATATGCTTTTCTGCATCGCCATTAGTCCATTGAACCGGCACACCAATAGCTTTCATCGCAATTTCTATTTCCCCGGCAATGGCGCTTTTCCCGCAACCAGTAAAACCAGAGACAACGACAAGAACTTCGCCTTTGGCTGGTTTTATTTCCCGCGCTTCCAGTTCTGCTATGCGCTTCTCTGCGGATTCCAGCGCCGCAACCAATTCGTCTACAGTTCCGGCAGCTTGCAGTGCGTAATCGGTAATAGCCATCTCATGATCAATTTCAGTACCGTTCTCATTCGTTGAGGTGATAGCAAAATAATCAGAGTCGATTTCGTTATCAGCTAAGTGGCGTAGCGTATCGGCAACAAGCCGGCCGTTTTCGATTAGCAGCTTCCCTACCGTTAGCGCAACATCCTCGTTCTCCTGGTCGCGGCGTTTGATGTATTGCTGGTTTCTTTCCCGTTCATCCAGAAGCGCCAGCACAATCGATGGTGTTACCAGCTCATGGAAAAGGTCCGCATCAAATCCCCAGTCGTCATGCATTGCCTGCTCTGCCGCTTCACGCAGTGCCTGAGAGTTAATTTTGGTCATATCACATCACCCTGAATCCGTTGCATTTACGTAAAAAATCGCAGATATAGCCCTTCATTTTTTCGTGCCAATCTCGATCATTCCCATTGCACCAACCATCAGGTGGAGTCCAGTTTTCTATCAGAGCAGCCATTTTCTTTGCTTTTGCAGGAGTAGCTGTTGCGGTATCGCAGTAATGACGAGTGTCGATCAACGTATCCATACCATCGATATCAAGTACGCAAAACCATGTGTGATTCGGCATTTCAACAGATGGTATTTGTTGCCCACGTCGACGTTTATCAATAAGACATACAGTCACTTGTTGCCTCCTTCACGTAGCTCGGCGGCAAAAGCTACTGCGTGATCATGATGTTCAAGTGTGTATGCACACTCCGCAAACATCTCCACGCCCTGCGCACGTACTTCAGCCAGAAAAGCGTCGGTGGCTGGAGTTTCTATGCACTGCATTTCATGCAATGTCTGCATGTCCATAAAATCCCCGTCAGGCTCTGTGATAGTGGCGTTATATGCCGAGTAAATTTTTGACGCTTCATGTGCCAGTTCCGCAGCCTTAGATCGCAATGCCACATTCTCCGCCGCCAGCGCCGCGCACTTGGCCTGCGCTTCAGCAAATTTACGCACCAGATACTCAGCATTTGTTTCATTCACTTTCAGATCTCGCGGTACACATTTCCCGCGAAGAAACCCTTCCATTTCGAAAACATTCATGCGCATTTGCGTAACTCCGATAACTCGTTAAAACGTTCCATAAACATCCCGTAGGCATGGCCTGGTGACAGTGGAATAACTTTGAACATCTCTGTTGCCGGGATGCCTTCCAGTACAGGCCAGAAAGAGCCATCATCAAGCCCGAGATCGCGGCGTTCGGTTGCCAGCATAATGAGATCGGCATATTTCACTGGCGTGCTCATAACAGGAGGTAACCCGTATTTCTCACGGATTACGGCGTCTATTTTTTCTTCCATCCGTTTATAGTCAGGAAGAAGTCGTTTCAGTGGCGCGGGGATGTCCTGGCAATATGCTTCTGTTGCATCATGCATTAACGCTTCAAAAGCAAATTCCTGCGGCACCAGCTGGCTGCAAAGCACCGCATGCTGGGCGACACTGTAGAAGTGTGAAAGATGTCCTGCAAAGCGACAGATATTTGAAAGGGAAACTGCGATATCGTTAATCACGATGTCGTCTTTATTTATCTTGTCATAATAAAAATGCTTCCCGGAAAAAGTTTTAATAAATGACATTTCGTTCTCCACTTTATATGCGCTGCACCGCGCTGAATTCTGCTAAAAGGAAGCTCTCACCATCCGGTGATTATTGAGTTAATTACGTTTCCATAAATGCCCCCGCAGGGGCATTTGCAGTAATGAAATCAGGCGGTGAAAGTACCAATAAAGGTTTCTACTTTGCTGTCTTTGAATTTCTCAACAAGCAGATCACGAAATTCGTTAGCCATTTCTTCCTGCATCGCTTCCAGCTGAATAATGCGCAGAACCAGTACAGGACGATCGCCAGTGATAATGCTGAGGCGTAATTTAAACGGACGTTCTTTCAGGCCTTCAAACGGAACGCATTTAAATTCAAATGCCACTGGCATAATGTCTTTGGTCTTCGCTTCGACAGACTCCATCAGGGAGCGTTTGCCGCTGAAGTCATTGTCTTCAAAATCAGCGGTCTGGTTTGCTTCAATTGTGATTTTACGGACTGCCGCAGCCGCTTTGGTTGCCTGAATGGTGTCACCATTAGCATCAAAGCCCGCAAGGTAGTCGGCCCAGTCTTCAATCCATTCTGCCAGTGACTTCTGGGAGTTACGCTCGCCATTAACAGACAACAGAGCAGAAAACGGTGCTGTCTTTTTCAGTTTGAGGGTGGCGGTGTTATCTGCGTGACCTGGTTCATCAATAGTACCCAGGTTAAGCACACTGACGGCTCGCATATTATCGGCATCGATAAAGCAGCGGGTGCCTTCATCTGCAAGATCTTTAGAATAACGGGTAAAGTCATCGATGCTGGCAGTGGAAAGCGCACCACGGAAACGGAAGCGATTTAAATTAAATTTTTCCAGATCATGAATGCGGAAATTCTCAGGCAATGCCACAGCATCGGCACCAATCTTACTGATAATTTCATTAACACCCTGAGCAGAAATAAGGGCATGGATTTGATTAATTGCGGTTGCGTCTAAGTTCTGAGACATAATAAGTCCTCACTATATAAAGATATTCAGTGATGAGATAAATAATCAGTTAATTAAGAACGATATTAATGACCTGCTGCGCGGAGTTTTCCGTCAGGTTCACCGGCAAGAGTCAGTAATTGTCCCTGGTCTTCCTGCAGAATAGTCAGGCGACCACCGCGATTGACATACATCGGCGTTTCGGTGGTGTCTTCTTCAGAAATTTTCCCGCGGTTAGTCGGGCGAACATATGAGAGTTTGTGTTTGATTTTCACACGGTTCTCATCAAACGGTTCGATTTCCAGGTTGAGCGAGACCTTACCTTTGGTTTTCGTGTTCATCACACCGGAAGCGACTTCACTGAGAACAGCGCCGATTTTGGTTTCAAATACGCCGCCGTCCAGCTCCCCGATAAATGCCTGCACATCAGTACTGCGTTCGCTAGCCATTTTGCTGCTCCTCATCATATCGACCCTGCAAGGTCGGTTGGTTTCTCCACAAAACAGAGAAGAACACCTGCGGTGGCAGCCGCCCGGGTGGATTGGGTTATGAGCCCGTCGTCCGGTGATGCTCTTCTCTGTTTTGTAAAAAGAGCGGTACCAGCCGGAAGCAAGTGTACAAACTGGTACCGCCAAGACTACACACAGCATAAAGTTGTGGTGCCTCCCGGTGCCTGGCGAAGGTTGCACACCAGACGGGTGGGTATCCACAGAAGGTCGACTGTCAGCCTCAACCTTAACCCGCGTGCGCTGAGCCGCATTCACCACAACGCTAAGGATTCTCTCTGGTTGAAAATACTTAGCTGTTATGTGCCTGCTTTTAGCCACATCAGGCGAGGTGGACCTGGTTATTCCCCAACAACAAGGATTCGGCTAATCTGGATGACTCTGTTCTTAGAGGGGATAATTAAATGGGAGCGATTTATGTTAAATCGTTTGATTCTGTCGGTAGCACTGATAATACCGATAACATCCAATGCTTCTGATGCTTTGAACCAGCCGAGCAGTAGTCTAAATGATGGCGTTGAGACTTTTTTTATTTCCTGCTTTGATATGCCTCAGGAAACAACTACTGATATGGACGCTTGTCAGAGAGTTCAGTTAGCTCAGGTTAGTTGGGTTAAGAATAAGTATTCGCTGGCCGCCCTGAATCGTTTGAAACAAGACAACAAGGATGATCCACAGCGTCTGCAGGAATTAACTGCTTCTTTTAACGCGGAAAGTGAAGCTTGGACAGAATTAATTGAGAAAGCGTCAAAGTCCGTCCAGGTTGATTATGCAGGAGGAACTATAGCTGGCACTGCAGTTGCATCACGTCAAATTGGTCTTCTGGAATTACAATCCCACGATATCTGGGAGCACTGGCTACGATTCGAGGACTCAACTCCTCCTCTTTTGCCAGAACCAAAGTTCAAATCTGAGTAATAAGTCATCCAGATTGTTAAAGAGCGAAGCGTCCTGTAGGGCGCTTTTTTGTTGCTAACGAATCATCCTGGACTTCATATGCCCCAGGCGGCTACTTCGTGGGCGTCCTGCCTGTTCGTTATCTTTGATACAAAATCTAACTTAACTTAGTTTTAATGGCAAGAGAAAACACCAAACTTTTCTTAGCTCGGTGTTTTGGTTAGAGAAAAGGGGGGCTAGAGTTCGTATTGAACTCCTTTGACTACACCAATGATGAGGCAATTACCATTGATCGGGATGTTGGGGTACCGGGGATTTAATGGCACTAAAAACTTTTGAGGGCCATCGATAACTAATTTTTTTACTGTGGCTTCGTTTGTTCCATCAAGTCTAGCGATGACTATTTTTCCATGCCGGGGTTCTGCATCAGGATCTACAATCACTGTTGCGCCTTCTGGTATTGTTGGGAGGCCATTAGGGTTAGTCATGGAGTCGCCTTTAACCTCCAATGCAAATGAGTTATCACCAATCTTTAATGATGTATCTACCCACTTGTCTACTTCACTAAACACTTCTGCTGTCCTGCACTCAGTAAACTGCCCAGCCTGAACCCACGAGATTACAGGAACTCTGCGCATGTTTGTGACGAGTTTGCCTTCAAACTCAGCACCATAAAGAATGTAATCTATTGACGTATTGAAGAACTTCGCTAATTTTGAAAGTGCTTCTCCACCAGGGACATTGATGTCTTTCTCCCAGTACCCCACAGCAACGTCACTTACTCCACAAAATTTACCCAATTCTTTCTGGGACGTTCTGGTAACCCTTCTCAGAGCTTTTATACGCTGACCAACCGTTTCCATAGGAGCACCATTTCTTTAATTACTAAGTAATCTTAGTTTTTATTGACCTAAGATAGATTGATAATTAACATCTAATAAAACTTAGTTTGGAGGGCATATGACGACTGACGATATCGAAAGCTACTTCGGCAGCATTGAGAAAGTTGCTGCTTTTTTCGGCATAACAACTGAAGCCGTTTATCAGTGGCGAAACCGTCCTGGCCAGTTAATTCCAAAAGGACGTGCAGCAGAGGCTGCATATAGAACTTGCGGACGGTTGCCATTTAAACCTGAGCTTTATGAAAAATCTAATGGATAAATCGATTTACAGAAACCACAGATATGAGGACTTAAACGTGGGTAAAGAACCTGAATGGAAAGTTGATAAACAACCAGCATGGCTGGTGGCAGCAATACGAAGAACGATTGCTGATTTACCTCATGGCTATGAGGAAGCAGCAGAAATTCTTGGTTTGTATAAATCTGATGATATCACCCCAGCAAAAGATCAATTGCATAACAGACTGCGTAGCGGTGGGGATCAAATTTTTCCACTTGAGTGGGCCATGGTTTTACAGGATGCCAGTGGTACCAGGCATGTAACAGATGCAATAGCCCGTCGTAGTAATGGGGTGTTTGTGCCGCTGGTGGTCATTGATGACATTGACAATGGTGACATTAATCAGCGGCTGATGGAGTCAATAGAATGGATTGGCAAGCATTCCCAGTACTTACGCAAGGCAACTGCTGATGGAGTTATTGACCAAGCTGAGCGTGAGCAAATCGAAGAGAACAGCTACCAAGTAATGGCGAAGTGGCAGGAGCATTTAACACTGTTATTTCGTGTTTTTTGTGCGCCGGAAAAGAGTAACGCCCGCGAGTGTGCAGCTCCGGGCGTCGTGGCGTCGATTGCTTCTGGTTGTGGAGAAACTAACGCATGAACAGTTTAACAACACACTACCGTCGCTCGCAACTGATTGCGCTTCCTGTACCGGGTGGAAAAGCGAAGGTGGAGTATTGCTATGCAGTAAATGTACTAGGTGACAGGGAAATTGTAACCCACAGATTTGCAGAGTGGGCTGTGGGTGATTTCAACCGGCAGAAGGAGACAGTCCTGTGCAACAAGTTAACCGCTGGTTCAAAGATCACTACGGAGTGCCCGTCAGAGTCATTCGTTGGGAACCGGAAACACAACGGGTTATCTACCTCCGCGAAGGCTATGAGCATGAATGCTTCAGCCCGCTCGAACAGTTTCGTCGTAAATTCAGGGAAATAGAGGTCGGTCATGAGCACTAAATTAACCGGCTATGTATGGGATGGTTGCGCTGCATCAGGCATGAAGTTATCCAGCGTGGCAATTATGGCCCGCCTGGCTGATTTCAGTAATGACGAAGGTGTGTGCTGGCCATCAATTGAAACCATTGCCCGCCAGATTGGCGCGGGGATGAGTACCGTCAGAACGGCTATCGCACGGCTGGAAGCAGAAGGCTGGTTAACGCGTAAGGCGCGTCGCCAGGGTAACCGCAATGCGTCGAATGTTTATCAGCTTAACGTTGCGAAGCTTCAGGCAGCGGCATTTTCTCAACTGTCAGATTCTGACCCGTCAAAATCTGACGCATCAAAATCTGACCCGTCAAAATTTGATGCGCCGAAATCTGGCAAAAAAGCGGGTTTTCACCCGCCAGAATCTGGCGGGGATCCGTCAGTAAAATCAAAACATGATCCGTCAGATAAAAAACCTTCTCGTCCGGACGCTTCGCAACCGGACACGCAGACGGCTGAACAGGATTTTTTAACTCGCCATCCTGATGCGGTTGTATTCAGCCCTAAAAAGCGCCAGTGGGGAACGCAGGATGATTTGACCTGCGCACAGTGGCTCTGGAAAAAAATCATCTCCCTGTACGAGCAGGCCGCCGAATGTGACGGCGAAGTGGTTCGTCCCAAAGAACCGAACTGGACAGCCTGGGCAAACGAAATTCGCCTGATGTGTGTGCAGGATGGTCGTACTCATAAACAAATCTGCGAGATGTACAGCCGCGTCAGCCGCGATCCGTTCTGGTGCCGTAACGTGCTCAGCCCGTCGAAGCTGCGGGAAAAATGGGATGAGCTTTCCCTGCGCTTATCGCCGTCCGTCAGCACGTACACCGAAAAACGCGAGGACCCGTACTTCAAAGCCAGTTACGACAACGTGGACTACAGCCAGATCCCGGCAGGATTCAGGGGGTGATTATGAGTCTTTTGAATGAAGTTCAGAAATTCATTGAAGCCCATCCGGGGTGTACTTCCGGAGACATTGCGGATGCTTTTGCAGGTTACTCACGGCAGCGCGTTCTGCAGTCAGCAAGCAAGTTACGTCAGAGTGGTCGTGTGGCTCACCGTTGTGAAGGGGATACACGCAGACATTTCCCGCGCCTGACTGAGAGAGCGCAGGAGGCGGAACCGCAACCAGTTCGTGAAACCAGACCTGTGCGCAATTTCTATGTCGGCACTAACGACCCGCGGGAGATTTTGTGCCTGACCCGCCAGGCGGAAGAACTGGAGTCCAGGGGCTTATACCGTCGTGCTGCAACGGTGTGGATGGCGGCATTCCGTGAAAGCCACTCCCAGCCAGAACGAAACAATTTTCTGGCGCGTCGTGAGCAGTGTTTACGGAAAAGCAGCAAGCGCGCTGTATCGGGTGATGAGTGGTATCTGTCAGGGAATTACGTGGGGGCGTAATGACGACGTTAACTCAATGCCAGCAGCAGGTGCTGGATATGCTGATTTCTTATCAGAAAGAACGTGGCTTCCCGCCAACCAATCAGGAGGTGGCAACCATGCTGGGATACCGTTCGGTGAATGCAGCGGTGGAGCATCTTCGTGTGCTGGAGAAAAAAGGCGTCATCACGATAAAGCGTGGCGTGGCCCGGGGGATAACGCTTCATACCGCGGTGAAGGACGACGACAGCGAGGCGGTTGGGATTATCCGCTCACTGCTTGCCGGTGAGGAAAACGCCAGGCTGCGTGCAGCCCACTGGTTACATGAGAGGGGCCTGAAAGTATGAAGCTGATTCTGCCGTTTCCGCCCAGCGTGAACACGTACTGGCGACACCCCAACAAAGGGGCGTTTGCTGGTAAGAGCCTGATAAGCGCGGCGGGGCGAAAATTCCAGAGCGCGGCGTGTGCAGCAATAGTTGAGCAGTTACGTCGTCTGCCAAAACCAACGTCGGCACCTGCTTCAGTGGAGATCGTGTTGTTTCCTCCGGATAACCGGATCCGCGATCTGGACAACTATAACAAGGCGCTGTTTGACGCCCTGACCCACGCGGGTGTGTGGGAAGACGACAGACAGGTGAAAAGAATGCTGGTGGAGTGGGGACCGGTTATCCCGAAAGGGAAGGTCGAGATCACTATCAGTAAGTATGAGAAACCGGCGGGTGCAGCCGCCTGATTAAGAGGAGAAACGAAGTATGAATAATCTGATGGTTATTGATGGTATTGAAGTTCGTCGTGATGCTTATGGGCGTTACAGCCTGAACGATCTTCACAGGGCTGCCGGTTCTCTGGATAAGCATAAGCCTGCATTCTGGCTCCGCAATGAGCAAACTGAACATTTAATAAGCGAGTTGCAGATTTGCAACTCGGTCAATATAGAGCCAGTTAACGTTATTCGTGGCGGAAATAACCAGGGGACGTATGTCTGCAAAGAACTGGTGTATGCCTATGCAATGTGGATCAGTCCGTCATTCCATCTGAAGGTGATCCGTACTTTCGATATGGTAACCAGCGCACCGGAAAAATTATCCGGGCAGGCTGCTGACAAGATGCAGGCTGGTGTGATTCTGCTGGACTTTATGCGCCGGGAGTTAAACCTGTCTAACTCTTCAGTGCTTGGTGCCTGTCAGAAACTCCAGGAGGCTGTTGGCTTACCGAATCTGGCACCGCGCTATGCCATTGATGCTCCTGCTGACGCGCCTGATGGCTCAAGTCGCCCTACGCTGTCGCTGAGTGCACTGCTGAAACAGTATGGTATCCGCCTTACGGCTAATCAGGCATATCACCAGATGGCGAAGCTGGGGATCGTTGAACAACGCGAACGATACAGCCGTACCGCGATTAACAACATCAAAAAATTCTGGTCGCTGACAGCGAAAGGCTGCATGTTCGGCAAGAACATCACCAGTCCCGCAAATCCGCGCGAGACGCAGCCGCATTTCTTCGAATCCCGATTCCCTGAGCTGTTAAAGCTGCTCGATACCGTTCATTGAGGTGACTGTGAGAGCACTACTGACCCCTGAAATTGCCCCGCGTATGGGGATCGTATTGTTCAGACCTGGTTCAGAGCTGATGCCCCTGTTTATGCAGGGGCGTGTCCTGCTGGAGCCTGAGCCGGAACGTTATTCATCTTTCGCCAGCGGTGCCGTTCCGGCGGCATCACAACCGCTGGCGGATGATCCTGCCGTTCGGGCCGTGTTCCGCAATGAGGCAGTGATCCGTCGTGCTGGTGGCGTGGAATGTCTTGAAAGCTGGTTACTTCGTGAAAAAGGCTGCCAGTGGCCTCATTCCGACTGGCACAGCGAGAACATGACAACAATGCGACACGCGCCGGGCGCAATCCGTCTGTGCTGGCACTGCGATAACCAGCTGCGCGATCAGTTCACGGAACGGCTGGAATCAATGGCAACGGATAACTGTGCCCGCTGGGTGTTGTCTGTTGTGCGTCGGGATCTCGGTTTTGATGATAGTCACGTTGTGACAATGCCGGAACTGTGCTGGTGGCTGATTCGTAATGACCTGGCGGATGCCTTACCGGAAAGTGCAGCCCGTAAGGCACTGAGATTACCAAAGCCTGTTGTGCCGTCTGTCACCCGGGAAAGTGACCTTGTGCCTTCGGTTCCTGCCACCAGCATCATCCAGGATAAGGCAAAAAAGGTGCTGGCGCTGAAAGTGGATCCGGAGTCGCCGGAGTCTTTTATGTTACGCCCAAAACGTCGCCGCTGGGTTAATGAAAAGTACACGCGCTGGGTTAAGACGCAGCCGTGCGCATGTTGTGGAAAGCCTGCTGATGATCCCCACCACCTGATAGGTCACGGTCAGGGTGGAATGGCTACAAAAGCGCATGACCTCTTTGTGTTGCCTTTGTGCAGAAAGCATCACGACGAGCTGCATGCGGATACCGTGGCATTTGAAGAGAAGTATGGCTCCCAGCTGGAGCTGATATTTCGTTTTATCGATCGTGCGCTGGCAATAGGCGTGCTGGCCTGATTTTGTGGAGAAAGTTGATGCGTGATATTCAAATGGTTCTTGAACGTTGGGGGGCATGGGCTGCAAGTGATAGCTCTGGGGTAGACTATTCGCCTATAGCTGCTGGGTTTAAAGGGCTTCTTCCCTATACAAGCAAAACACGTCAGGCTTGTTCAGATAGTGATGCATTAATTATTGAAGGTTGTCTTGCTCGTCTGAAGCAAAAAAGGCCAGACGAACATTCGCTTCTTGTTGCCCATTACCTATACGGTATCTCTAAAAGAAAGCTCGCCAAAGCTCGTAAAAAGGATGAGAAATTGATTCGTACAGAAATACATCTGGCTGAAGGATTTATTGACGGGTGTCTTTCGATGCTTGGGACTAGGCTTGAAATGGATGACTGGTAAAAAGCAGAAAAAACTAGTGCGGTCCGCAAAAAGTGCATTATTATGTTAAGAGTGGTTACTTCGCCACACAGCTTAAACCCGTCGCAGAGCGGGTTTTGTTGTTTCTGGAGGATAGAAAAATGAAATAGCTAAATAAAAAGAATGCACTGGATGCCATATTTGGGCAACGTGACGACAGCGTTAATCTGGTCGGGCTCCCATGGCGACGTAGTGAGGGAGAGGAAGCGTAAAGCATCACTGAGTTACGGTTGGCACCCGGTTTAACGCGTAAGTAGCCTGATAAAGAGATAGTGCGCCGCGGCACTCCCTGCGCAACGGTTAACAGGCCCAGACATTTTCAGGTTTTTATTCTGAACCATGAAAAAAAGCACGGGTACTTTTAATACCCGTGGGACAGGGTCCTTTATAGCAAGTTGTGAGAGGGTAAAAAAAGCGCGGCTGTCGGATTAAAGCCGCGGGACAACGTCTATGAAGAATAATAAGCCTCTGTCTCCTGAAGGAGACATGTTCATACTAACAAACATTAAAAATGGTTTACATTTCAAAATTAATATGAATTTCTGATAACTCTTATTATTCTTCTGTGCCACGTTCGGTGCACTCAAAAAACACGGAGATGAGTGTACGGGATGGTCAGTGTGATGTCCTCTGTAAGCTGGTGGTTGTTGTATTCCCGTTGCGGAAAGAAATACACAAGTTGAGTATCAGAGAATCACATTACCTGCGAAAAATTTTAATTATCTCACAATTCTGTCAGTTTATTATTGCGGGTCAGGCGGCTGATTTGTTAGATAAATCCTGCATGGTGAATCCCCCTGTGCGGCGGGGCGACTGGTGGACGGTATCATCTCTGATTATCGAAACGAGAATGACGCGGGTTCGGTGGCACCAGGCCGAATCCACCGGGAGGCACCCGGCACCATGCGTTTCTCCTTATCCTTTGTCCCCCTCCCCGGAGGGGCTGTGCTCTCTGATAAGTATGGCAAATGTGCCGGTGGAGACATGAAGAATAGTATTTCTTCATGTCTTCCGGAGATATTGCAGTATTAATTCAGTAACGTTATTATCCTGTGCCGCGGCCCTTTAGCTCAGTGGTGAGAGCGAGCGACTCATAATCGCCAGGTCGCTGGTTCAAATCCAGCAGGGGCCACCAGCCGCCACTGGCTCATCGGGACAGAGCATCAACCTTCTAAGTTGATGGTATGGGGGGCGATTCCCGCTGTCCGCTCCAGTCAGAATCTTTCAGTCTGCGATGATGGGGAAGCCCGGAGTGACCGAAAGACACTTAAATTATGAATGATCGCCTTTTTTTGCAAAATTGCTGTGCAGAAATATCAACCTTTGGGCAGGCGATCATCCATAAGCACTCTGATTTAATTCTGATTAACCGTGGGTGGTTTGTTGGATAGAGTGCTTTCCTTGCAGTCGATTCCGTTGCGCCCGCTTTGCGGGCTTTTTTAAATCCCTTCATTTCTCAGTGTGGAACTACGCCATCCGTTATTTGCGGGGGTGAGGTTATGAAATCCATGGACAAAATTTCAACGGGCATTGCCTACGGCACCTCCGCAGGCAGTGCTGGCTACTGGTTTTTACAGTGGCTGGATCAGGTCAGTCCGTCACAGTGGGCTGCGATTGGTGTGCTGGGAAGCCTGGCACTTGGCTTTCTGACTTATCTGACAAATCTGTACTTCAAAATCAGAGAAGACAAAAGAAAGGCAGCACGGGGAGAGTAATTCAATGACTCAAAACTATGAACTGATTGTGAAAGGGATCCGCAATTTTGAGAATAAAGTTACGGTAACTTTAGCGTTACGGGACAAAAAACGCGTTGACGGTGAAATTTTTGACCTGGACATCTCGCTGAACCGTGTTGAAGGTGCCGCGCTGGAGTTTTATGAGGCAGCAGCCAGAAGGAGCATCAGACAGGTCTTCCTGGATGTTGCTGCCGGGTTATGTGAAGGGGACGAGCTGTTGCCAGAAACGCGCCCCTGTTCAGAGGCGCGGTATACCATAAAAATTAACAGTTCAGATAACTCGATTACTGGTTGTTAGCCTTTTGTTTCAGTTGGCTTTCCAATATCTTTCATTGGTAGCAGCATTTCCAGATTGCTTTTGATATATGGATTATTTACATGTTCATTTAATTGATGAATGATTCCATTTTTTTCATTCTGGTCCAGTACGGAAAATATTACTGTAATCATATATTTAAGAGCTTCAATTTCTTTTGCTGTTGATGCAGGAGATGAGCAGTCAGCTGTAATATTGAAAAAAACTTCTTTTTGCATATCAAACCCTCAGATGGGGTAGCTCAGCCAGCATCCCCCATAATCCTTAACCAGAGCGCCAGTGTCCTACCACTGACGGGCTGAATGCTTAACATATCCAGGGTTCAGAAACCGATAAATCCTGATAAATATCTATGAACACAAAAATCAGATACGGCCTGTCGGCTGCCGTTCTGGCGCTGATTGGTGCTGGCGCATCTGCTCCTCAGATACTTGACCAGTTTCTGGACGAAAAAGAAGGTAACCACACAATGGCATACCGCGATGGTTCTGGCATATGGACCATCTGTCGGGGTGCCACAGTGGTGGATGGAAAAACCGTTTTTCCCAATATGAAACTGTCGAAGGAAAAATGCGACCAGGTCAACGCCATTGAGCGTGATAAGGTGCTGGCATGGGTGGAGCGCAATATTAAAGTACCACTGACCGAACCACAAAAAGCGGGTATCGCGTCATTTTGTCCCTATAACATTGGCCCCGGTAAGTGTTTCCCGTCGACGTTTTATAAGCGGCTTAATGCCGGTGATCGTAAAGGTGCCTGTGAGTCGATTCGCTGGTGGATTAAGGACGGTGGGCGTGATTGCCGCACACGTTCAAATAACTGCTACGGACAGGTTATTCGTCGTGACCAGGAAAGCGCATTAGCCTGTTGGGGGATAGATCAGTGAGCAGAGTCGCCGCGATTATTTATGTTCTGGTTATCTGCATCATCGTCTGCCTGTCGTGGGCTGTTAATCATTACCGTGATAACGCCATTACCTACAAAGCCCAGCGCGACAAAAATGCCAGAGAACTGAAGCTGGCGAACGCGGCAATTACTGACATACAGATGCGTCAGCGTGATGTTGCTGCGCTCGATGCAAAATACACGAAGGAGTTAGCTGATGCGAAAGCTGAAAATGATGCTCTGCGTGATGATGTTGCCGCTGGTCGTCGTCGGTTGCACATCAAAGCAGTCTGTCAGTCAGTGCGTGAAGCCACCACCGCCTCCGGCGTGGATAATGCAGCCTCCCCCCGACTGGCAGACACCGCTGAACGGGATTATTTCACCCTCAGAGAGAGGCTGATCACTATGCAAAAACAACTGGAAGGAACCCAGAAGTATATTAATGAGCAGTGCAGATAGAGCTGCCCATATCGATGGGCAACTCATGCAATTATTGTGAGCAATACACACGCGCTTCCAGCGGAGTATAAATGCCTAAAGTAATAAAACCGAGCAATCCATTTACGAATGTTTGCTGGGTTTCTGTTTTAACAACATTTTCTGCACCACCACAAATTTTTGCTGCATCGACAGTTTTCTTCTGCCCAATTCCCGAAACGAAGAAATGATGGGTGATGGTTTCCTTTGGTGTTACTGCTGTAGGTTTGTTTCCAACAGTAAACGTCTGTTGAGCACATCCTGTAATAAGCATTGCCAGAGCGGCAGAAAACAACATTTTTTCATCTTATTATCCTGCATTGTTAAAAACGGCAGAATCCTATGTGACAACAATTAAACGATAGTTAAATGGATTGATGAAAATTAAAACTACACAGGTGGGCTCAGACTATTGGAGGGAGTTGGGGACACTCAGAATCCTGTGGAATGAAATAAACCGGTCTATCCGTCCATTACCCTTTTAGCTGCGCTGTATCGTCGCCGTATTCCCGCATTAACCATGACCGTAGCCCGACGGGGAATTCCTTCTGCGTGAGTGTGCGGGAATAATTAAAAACGATGCACACCGGGTTTTTACCGCGTTAATGATTCGCGGGTTTATCCCGGTGCGATGGTGGAAGAAACAGGAAGCTGTATTACAGAAAGTGCTACTACTGTATCCCGATGCGATGTATGTAATGTGAGTCAGATAATGGCACAGGATGTGGTGATGTGGCAGTCTGGAACACAGGATATATTGTCAGAATAAGACCCGTAGGAATAAAAATGAAAAGACGTCTTTTACTACTTTTTCTGTTATCTGTCCTGGCAGTGGGATGCTCGCAGCAAAAAGCTGATGAGCCCCGGCAATTAGTGACGGTGTATCCACGATATCCGGAATATGCTGCAGCAAATTATATCAAGGGGCTGGTTGAGGTTAAGTTCGATATTGGTGCTGATGGGACTGTGACACGGATCGTTTTTCTCCGCTCAGAGCCTCATAATTTGTTTCGTGATGAAGTGGTGAAGGCCATGGCGAAATGGCGATTTGAAAAGAATCGCCCCTGTCAGGGAGTGAAGAGACAATTTATCTTTACGCCGTCACGTCCCTGATGCTTCCAGGTAGAGAGGGGCTGGAAGCAGGAGAAAAATGAAAGAGCCAGCGGTTATATTTTTGTCATGGCTGACGAGGAATGATGGAAGAAGGCGTTGTATGCCACACAACGCCTCACTGTTCATTTCTTCTTTTTCTCTGGTGGAACCCGATGAATAAGAGTTGCACTGGTTTCCGATGAGATGGCGATATACTCGGGCAAAGTATGCTGGCAGTTTTCCAACTGGTCAAAAATACCTGCTCTCGTCTGTTGCAATGCCTGCAGCATGCGGCGGCAATGCGCCTTGCTTTTACTAACCATCTTTCCTTCCTCTATCAGTCGCTGCGTGAACTCATCATGGAATACCAGGTAAATGCGGATGTTATCGGTTTTGGCTACGCAGCATAGTACAAAACGGACAGGTGCATCCCGGGACGGGGGAGGCGTCACATGTCCCTGTGATGGTTGTTCCGGGTAATGCACTGTGTGGGGCATAAAAATGTCCGATAATTTTACTTTCTACCGCAGTTAGTTGATTCGTTGGTCCTGGTAGCACATTGGGCGAGGATTTAAATGCCAGGCAACTGAAGGATGATGTCGCAAGGGAGATAGCGAGAATATTTCTGATTTTCATTTGATGATGCCTCTGTGTGAAATGACGGTAAACGACGCACTTGTGCCGGCACATAATAGCAAGCACCATAATAGATCAGATTCGATTCTTGCTGTAAGTGATAATTATTCTCGTTTTTGGGTCCTTTCCGTCGATCCAACAGGTTACGGGGCGGCGACCGCGCGGGTTTTCGCTATTTATGAAAATTTTCCGGTTTAAGGCGTTTCCGTTCTTCTTCGCCGTAACTTAATGTTTTTATTTAAAACACCCCCTGAAAAGAAAGGAAACGACAGGTGCTGAAAACGGGCTTTTTGGCCTCTGTCGTTTCCTTTCTCTGTTTTTGTCCGTGGAATGAACAATGGAAGTCAACAAAAAGCAGCTGGCTGACATTTTCGGTGCGAGTATCCGTACCATTCAGAACTGGCAGGAACAGGGAATGCCCGTTCTGCGAGGCGGTGGCAAGGGTAATGAGGTGCTTTATGACTCTGCCGCCGTTATAAAATGGTATGCCGAAAGGGATGCTGAAATTGAGAACGAAAAGCTGCGCCGGGAGGTTGAAGAACTGCGGCAGGCCAGCGAGGCAGATCTCCAGCCAGGGACTATTGAGTACGAACGCCATCGACTTACGCGTGCGCAGGCCGACGCACAGGAGCTGAAAAATGCCAGAGACTCCGCTGAAGTGGTGGAAACTGCATTCTGTACTTTCGTGCTGTCGCGGATCGCAGGTGAAATTGCCAGTATTCTCGACGGGATCCCCCTGTCGGTGCAGCGGCGTTTTCCGGAACTGGAAAACCGACATGTTGATTTCCTGAAACGGGATATCATCAAAGCCATGAACAAAGCAGCCGCGCTGGATGAACTGATACCGGGGTTGCTGAGTGAATATATCGAACAGTCAGGTTAACAGGCTGCGGCATTTTGTCCGCGCCGGGCTTCGCTCACTGTTCAGGCCGGAGCCACAGACCGCCGTTGAATGGGCGGATGCCAATTACTATCTCCCGAAAGAATCCGCATACCAGGAAGGGCGCTGGGAAACACTGCCCTTTCAGCGGGCCATCATGAATGCGATGGGCAGCGACTACATCCGCGAGGTGAATGTGGTGAAGTCTGCCCGTGTCGGTTATTCCAAAATGCTGCTGGGTGTTTATGCCTACTTCATAGAGCATAAGCAGCGTAACACCCTTATCTGGTTGCCGACGGATGGCGATGCCGAGAACTTTATGAAAACCCACGTTGAGCCGACCATCCGCGATATTCCGTCGCTGCTGGCGCTGGCTCCGTGGTATGGCAAAAAGCACCGGGATAACACGCTCACCATGAAGCGTTTCACCAATGGGCGTGGCTTCTGGTGCCTGGGCGGTAAAGCGGCAAAAAACTACCGTGAAAAGTCGGTGGATGTGGCGGGTTATGATGAACTTGCTGCCTTTGATGAGGATATTGAACAGGAAGGCTCTCCGACGTTCCTGGGCGATAAGCGTATTGAAGGCTCGGTCTGGCCAAAGTCCATTCGTGGCTCCACGCCCAAAGTGAGAGGCACCTGCCAGATTGAGCGTGCTGCCAGTGAATCCCCGCATTTTATGCGTTTTCATGTTGCCTGCCCGCACTGCGGGGAGGAGCAGTACCTTAAATTTGGCGATAAAGAGACGCCGTTTGGCCTCAAATGGACGCCGGATGATCCCGCCAGCGTGTTTTATCTCTGCGAGCATAATGCCTGCGTCATCCGTCAGCAGGAGCTGGACTTCACTGATGCCCGTTATATCTGCGAAAAGACCGGGATCTGGACCCGTGATGGCATTCTCTGGTTTTCGTCATCCGGTGAAGAGATTGAGCCGCCGGACAGTGTGACCTTTCACATCTGGACGGCGTACAGCCCGTTCACCACCTGGGTGCAGATTGTCAAAGACTGGATGAAAACGAAAGGGGATACGGGAAAACGTAAAACCTTCGTGAACACCACGCTCGGTGAGACATGGGAAGCGAAAATCGGTGAACGTCCGGATGCCGAGCTGATGGCAGAGCGGAAAGAGCATTATTCAGCGCCCGTTCCTGACCGTGTGGCTTACCTGACTGCCGGTATCGACTCCCAGCTGGACCGCTACGAAATGCGCGTATGGGGATGGGGGCCGGGTGAGGAAAGCTGGCTGATTGACCGGCAGATTATTATGGGCCGCCACGACGATGAGCAGACGCTGCTGCGTGTGGATGAGGCCATCAATAAAACCTATACCCGCCGGAATGGTGCAGAAATGTCGGTATCCCGTATCTGCTGGGATACTGGCGGGATTGACCCGACCATTGTGTATGAACGCTCGAAAAAGCATGGGCTGTTCCGGGTGATCCCCATTAAAGGGGCATCCGTCTACGGAAAGCCGGTGGCCAGCATGCCACGTAAGCGAAACAAAAACGGGGTTTACCTTACCGAAATCGGTACGGATACCGCGAAAGAGCAGATTTATAACCGCTTCACACTGACGCCGGAAGGGGATGAACCGCTTCCCGGTGCCGTTCACTTCCCGAATAACCCGGATATTTTTGATCTGACCGAAGCGCAGCAGCTGACTGCCGAAGAGCAGGTCGAAAAATGGGTGGATGGCAGGAAAAAAATACTGTGGGACAGCAAAAAGCGACGCAATGAAGCACTCGACTGCTTCGTTTATGCGCTGGCGGCGCTGCGCATCAGTATTTCCCGCTGGCAACTGGATCTCAGTGCACTGCTGGCGAGCCTGCAGGAAGAGGATGGTGCAGCAACCAACAAGAAAACACTGGCAGATTACGCCAGAGCCTTATCCGGAGAGGATGAATGACGCGACAGGAAGAACTTGCCGCTGCCCGTGCGGCACTGCATGACCTGATGACAGGTAAACGGGTGGCAACAGTACAGAAAGACGGACGAAGGGTTGAGTTTACGGCCACTTCCGTGTCTGACCTGAAAAAATACATTGCTGAGCTGGAAGTGCAGACCGGCATGACACTGCGACGCAGGGGACCCGCAGGATTTTATGTATGAAAACGCCCACCATTCCCACCCTTCTGGGGCCGGACGGCATGACATCGCTGCGCGAATATGCCGGTTATCACGGCGGTGGCAGCGGATTTGGTGGGCAGTTGCGGGCGTGGAACCCACCGGGTGAAAGTGTGGATGCAGCCCTGCTGCCCAATTTTACCCGTGGCAATGCCCGCGCGGACGATCTGGTACGCAATAACGGCTATGCCGCCAACGCCATCCAGCTGCATCAGGATCATATCGTCGGGTCTTTTTTCCGGCTCAGTCATCGCCCAAGCTGGCGCTATCTGGGCATCGGGGAGGAAGAAGCCCGTGCCTTTTCCCGCGAGGTTGAAGCGGCATGGAAAGAGTTTGCCGAGGATGACTGCTGCTGCATTGACGTTGAGCGAAAACGCACGTTTACCATGATGATTCGGGAAGGTGTGGCCATGCACGCCTTTAACGGTGAACTGTTCGTTCAGGCCACGTGGGATACCAGTCCGTCGCGGCTGTTCCGGACACAGTTCCGGATGGTCAGCCCGAAGCGCATCAGCAACCCGAACAATACCGGCGACAGCCGGAACTGCCGTGCCGGTGTGCAGATTAATGACAGCGGCGCGGCGCTGGGATATTACGTCAGCGAGGACGGGTATCCTGGCTGGATGCCGCAGAAATGGACATGGATACCCCGTGAGTTACCCGGCGGGCGCGCCTCGTTCATTCACGTTTTTGAACCCGTGGAGGACGGGCAGACCCGCGGTGCAAATGTGTTTTACAGCGTGATGGAGCAGATGAAGATGCTCGACACGTTACAGAACACGCAGCTGCAGAGCGCCATTGTGAAGGCGATGTATGCCGCCACCATCGAGAGTGAGCTGGATACGCAGTCAGCGATGGATTTTATTCTGGGCGCGAACAGTCAGGAGCAGCGGGAAAGGCTGACGGGCTGGATTGGTGAAATTGCCGCGTATTACGCCGCAGCACCGGTCCGTCTGGGAGGCGCAAAAGTGCCGCACCTGATGCCGGGTGACTCTCTGAACCTGCAGACGGCTCAGGACACGGATAACGGCTACTCCGTGTTTGAGCAGTCACTGCTGCGGTATATCGCTGCCGGACTGGGTGTCTCGTATGAGCAGCTTTCCCGGAATTACGCCCAGATGAGCTACTCCACGGCACGGGCCAGCGCGAACGAGTCGTGGGCGCACTTTATGGGGCGGCGAAAATTCGTCGCATCCCGTCAGGCGAGCCAGATGTTTCTGTGCTGGCTGGAAGAGGCCATCGTTCGCCGCGTGGTGACGTTACCTTCAAAAGCGCGTTTCAGCTTTCAGGAAGCCCGCAGCGCCTGGGGGAACTGTGACTGGATAGGCTCCGGTCGTATGGCCATCGATGGTCTGAAAGAAGTACAGGAAGCGGTGATGCTGATAGAAGCCGGACTGAGCACCTACGAGAAAGAGTGCGCGAAACGCGGTGACGACTATCAGGAAATTTTTGCCCAGCAGGTCCGTGAAACGATGGAGCGCCGCGCAGCCGGTCTTAAACCACCCGCCTGGGCGGCTGCGGCATTTGAATCCGGGCTGAGACAATCAACAGAGGGGGAGAAGAGTGACAGCAGAGCTGCGTAATCTCCCGCATATTGCCAGCATGGCCTTTAATGAGCCGCTGATGCTTGAACCCGCCTATGCGCGGGTTTTCTTTTGTGCGCTTGCAGGCCAGCTTGGGATCAGCCGCCTGACGGATGCGGTGTCCGGTGACAGCCTGACTGCCGGAGAGGCACCCGCGACGCTGGCGTTATCCGTTGATGATGACGGACCACGACAGGCCCGCAGTTATCAGGTCATGAACGGCATCGCCGTGCTGCCGGTGTCCGGCACGCTGGTCAGCCGGACGCGGGCGCTGCAGCCGTATTCGGGGATGACCGGTTACAACGGCATTATCGCCCGTCTGCAACAGGCTGCCAGCGATCCGATGGTGGACGGCATTCTGCTCGATATGGACACGCCCGGCGGGATGGTGGCGGGGGCATTTGACTGCGCTGACATCATCGCCCGTGTGCGTGACATAAAACCTGTGTGGGCGCTGGCCAACGACATGAACTGCAGTGCAGGTCAGCTGCTTGCCAGTGCCGCCTCCCGGCGTCTGGTCACGCAGACCGCCCGGACAGGCTCCATCGGCGTCATGATGGCTCACAGTAATTACGGTGCTGCGCTGGAGAAACAGGGGGTGGAAATCACGCTGATTTACAGCGGCAGCCATAAGGTGGATGGCAACCCCTACAGCCATCTTCCGGATGACGTCCGGGAGACACTGCAGTCCCGGATGGATGCAACCCGCCGGATGTTTGCGCAGAAGGTGTCGGCATATACCGGCCTGTCCGTGCAGGCTGTTCTGGATACCGAGGCTGCAGTGTACAGCGGTCAGGAGGCCATTGATGCCGGACTGGCTGATGAACTTGTTAACAGCACCGATGCGATCACCGTCATGCGTGATGCACTGGATGCACGTAAATCCTGTCTCTCAGGAGGGCGAATGACCAAAGAGACCCAATCAACAACTGTTTCAGCCACTGCTTCGCAGACTGACGTTACTGACGTGATGCCAGCGACGGAGGGCGAAAACGCCAGCGCGGCGCAGCCGGACGTGAACGCGCAGATCACCGCAGCGGTTGCGGCAGAAAACAGCCGCATTATGGGGATCCTCAACTGTGAGGAGGCTCACGGACGCGAAGAACAGGCCCGCGTGCTGGCTGAAACCCCCGGTATGACTGTGGAAACGGCCCGCCGCATTCTGGCCGCAGCACCACAGAGTGCACAGGCGCGCAGTGACACTGCGCTGGATCGTCTGATGCAGGGGGCACCGGCACCGCTGGCTGCAGGTAACCCGGCATCTGATGCCGTTAACGATTTGCTGAACACACCAGTGTAAGGGATGTTTATGACGAGCAAAGAAACCTTTACCCATTACCAGCCGCTGGGCAACAGTGACCCGGCTCATACCGCAACCGCGCCCGGCGGATTGAGTGCGAAAACGCCTGCAATGACCCCGCTGATGCTGGACACCTCCACCCGTAAGCTGGTTGCGTGGGATGGCACCACCGACGGTGCTGCCGTTGGCATTCTTGCGGTTGCTGCTGACCAGACCAGCACCACGCTGACGTTCTACAAGTCCGGCACGTTCCGTTATGAGGATGTGCTCTGGCCGGAGGCTGCCAGCGACGAGACGAAAAAACGGACCGCGTTTGCCGGAACGGCAATCAGCATCGTTTAACTTTACCCTTCATCACTAAAGGCCGCCTGTGCGGCTTTTTTTACGGGATTTTTTTATGTCGATGTACACAACCGCCCAGCTGCTGGCGGCAAATGAGAAGAAATTTAAGTTTGATCCGCTGTTTCTGCGTCTCTTTTTCCGTGAGAGCTATCCCTTCACCACGGAGAAAGTCTATCTCTCACAAATTCCGGGACTGGTAAACATGGCGCTGTACGTTTCGCCGATTGTTTCCGGTGAGGTTATCCGTTCCCGTGGCGGCTCCACCTCTGAATTTACGCCGGGATATGTCAAGCCGAAGCATGAGGTGAATCCGCAGATGACCCTGCGTCGCCTGCCGGATGAAGATCCGCAGAATCTGGCGGACCCGGCTTACCGCCGCCGTCGCATCATCATGCAGAACATGCGAGACGAGGAGCTGGCCATTGCCCAGGTCGAAGAGATGCAGGCCGTTTCTGCCGTGCTTAAGGGCAAATACACCATGACCGGTGAAGCCTTCGATCCGGTTGAGGTGGATATGGGCCGCAGTGCGGCCAACAACATCACGCAGTCCGGCGGCACGGAGTGGAGCAAGCGTGACAAGTCCACGTATGACCCGACCGACGATATCGAAGCCTACGCGCTGAACGCCAGCGGTGTGGTGAATATCATCGTGTTTGATCCGAAAGGCTGGGCGCTGTTCCGTTCCTTCAAAGCCGTCAAGGAGAAGCTGGATACCCGTCGCGGCTCTCATTCCGAGCTGGAGACAGCGGTAAAAGACCTGGGCGAAGCGGTGTCCTATAAGGGGATGTATGGCGATACGGCGATCGTCGTGTATTCCGGACAGTACGTGGAAAACGACGTCAAAAAGAACTTCCTGCCGGACAACACGATGGTGCTGGGGAACACTCAGGCACGCGGTCTGCGCACCTATGGCTGCATTCAGGATGCGGACGCACAGCGCGAAGGTATTAACGCCTCTGCCCGCTACCCGAAAAACTGGGTGACCACCGGCGATCCGGCGCGTGAGTTCACCATGATTCAGTCAGCACCGCTGATGCTGCTGGCTGACCCTGATGCGTTCGTGTCCGTACAACTGGCGTAATCATGGCCCTTCGGGGCCATTTTCTCTCTGTGGAGGAGTCCATGACGAAAGATGAACTGATTGCCCGTCTTCAGGTGCTGGGTGAGCAACTGAACCGTGATGTCAGCCTGACGGGGACGAAAGAAGAACTGGCACTCCGTGTGGCAGAGCTGGAAGAGGAGCTTGATGACACGGATGACGATGCCGGTCAGGACACATCTGTCAGCCCGAAAAATGCGCTGACCGGACATGAAAATGAGGTGGTATCAGCGCAGCCGGATACCGTGACTGATACGGCTGATCTGGTCACGGTTGTGGCACTGGTGACGCTGCATACTGATGCACTTCACGCCACGCGGGATGAGGCTGTGGCATTTGCGCTGCCGGGAACGGCGTTCCGTGTCTCTGCCGGTGTGGCAGCTGAAATGACAGAACGTGGTCTGGCCAGAATGCAATAACGGGAGGCGCTGTGGCTGATTTCGATAACCTGTTCGATGCTGCCATTGCCCGCGCCGATGAAACGATACGCGGGTACATGGGAACGTCAGTCACCATGACATCCGGTGAGCTGTCCGGTGCTGTGATACGTGGTGTTTTTGATGATCCTGAAAATATCAGCTATGCCGGACAGGGCGTGCGTGTTGAAGGCTCCAGCCCGTCCCTGTTTGTCCGGACTGATGATGTGCGGCAGCTGCGGCGCGGCGACACGCTGACCATCGGTGAGGAAAACTTCTGGATAGACCGGATTTCGCCGGATGATGGCGGAAGCTGTCATCTCTGGCTTGGGCGTGGCGTACCGCCTGCCGTTAACCGTCGCCGCTGAAGGGGGGATGTATGGCCATAAAAGGTCTTGAGCAGGCCGTTGAAAACCTCAGTCGTATCAGCAGAACTGCGGTGCCCGGTGCGTCAGCAATGGCCATTAACCGCGTTGCTTCATCAGCCATATCGCAGTCGGCGGCACAGGTTGCCCGTGAGACAAAGGTACGCCGGAAACTGGTAAAGGAAAGGGCCAGGCTGAAAAGGGCCACGGTCAAAAATCCGCAGGCCAGAATCAGGGTTAACCGGGGGGATTTGCCCGTAATAAAGCTGGGTAACGCGCGGGTTGTCTTGTCCCGACGCAGGCGTCGTAAAAAGGGGCAGCGTTCATCCCTGAAAGGTGGCGGCAGCGTGCTTGTGGTGGGAAACCGTCGTATTCCCGGCGCGTTTATTCAGCAACTGAAAAATGGCCGGTGGCATGTCATGCAGCGTGTGGCCGGGAAAAACCGCTACCCCATTGATGTGGTGAAAATCCCGATGGCGGTGCCGCTGACCACGGCGTTTAAACAGAATATTGAGCGGATACGGCGTGAGCGTCTTCCGAAAGAGCTGGGCTATGCGCTGCAGCATCAACTTAGGATGGTAATAAAGCGATGAAACATACTGATATCCGTGCAGCCGTACTGGATGCACTGGAGAAGCATGACACCGGGGCGACGCTTTTTGATGGTCGCCCCGCTGTTTTTGATGAGGCGGATTTTCCGGCAGTTGCCGTTTATCTCACCGGCGCTGAATACACGGGCGAAGAGCTGGACAGCGATACCTGGCAGGCGGAGCTGCATATTGAAGTTTTCCTGCCTGCTCAGGTGCCGGATTCAGAGCTGGATTCGTGGATGGAGTCCCGGATTTATCCGGTGATGAGCGATATCCCGGCACTGTCAGATTTGATCACCAGTATGGTGGCCAGTGGCTATGACTACCGGCGCGACGATGATGCGGGCCTGTGGAGTTCAGCCGATCTGACGTATGTCATTACCTATGAAATGTGAGGACGATATGCCAACACCAAATCCTCTGGCACCGGTGAAAGGGGCCGGGACCACACTGTGGGTTTATAACGGGAGCGGCGACCCTTATGCAAATCCGCTTTCAGACGTTGACTGGTCGCGTCTGGCTAAAGTTAAAGACCTGACGCCCGGCGAACTGACTGCTGAGTCCTATGACGACAGTTATCTTGATGATGAAGATGCGGACTGGACCGCGACCGGACAGGGGCAGAAATCCGCCGGAGATACCAGCTTCACGCTGGCGTGGAAACCCGCAGAGCAGGGGCAGCAGGCGCTGCTGGCGTGGTTTAATGAAGGGGATGTCCGGGCTTATAAAATCCGCTTCCCGAACGGCACGGTCGATGTGTTCCGTGGCTGGGTCAGCAGTATCGGTAAGGCGGTGACGGCGAAGGAAATGATCACCCGCACGGTGAAGGTCACCAATGTGGGACGCCCGTCGATGGCAGAAGATCGCAGCACGGTAACAGCGGCAACCGGTATGACAGTAACGCCAGCCAGTGCTTCTGTAGTGAAAGGGAAGAGCACCACGCTGACCGTGGCATTCCAGCCGGAAGGCGCAACCGACAAGAGCTTCCGTGCGGTGTCTGCGGATAAAACAAAAGCCACCGTGTCGGTCAGTGGTATGACCATCACTGTGAACGGCGTTGCTGCAGGCAGGGTCAACATTCCGGTCGTATCCGGTAATGGTGAACTTGCTGCGGTTGCAGAAATCACCGTTACCGACAGTTAATCCGGAGAGTCAGCGATGTTCCTGAAAACCGAATCATTTGAATATAACGGCGTGAGCGTCACGCTTTCTGAACTGTCAGCCCTGCAGCGTATTGAGCATCTCGCCCTGATGAAACGGCAGGCAGAACAGGCGGAGTCAGACAGCAACCGGACGTTTACTGTGGAAGACGTCATCAGAACCGGTGCTTTTCTGGTGGCGATGTCCCTGTGGCATAACCATCCGCAGAAGACAAAGCTGCCTTCCATGAATGAAGCCGTTAAGCAGATTGAGCAGGAAGTGCTTACCACCTGGCCCACAGAGGCAATTTCTCATGCTGAAAACGTGGTGTACCGGCTGTCCGGTATGTATGAGTTTGTGGTGAATGATGCCCCTGAACAGGCAGAGGACGCCGGTCCTGCAGAGCCTGTTTCTGCGGGAAAGTGTTCGACGGTGAGCTGAGTTTTGCCCTGAAACTGGCGCGTGAGATGGGGCGACCCGACTGGCGCGCCATGCTTGCCGGGATGTCATCCACGGAGTATGCCGACTGGCACCGCTTTTACAGTACCCATTATTTTCATGATGTTCTGCTGGATATGCACTTTTCCGGGCTGACGTACACCGTGCTCAGCCTGTTTTTCAGCGATCCGGATATGCATCCGCTGGATTTCAGTCTGCTGAACCGGCGCGAGGCTGACGAAGAGCCTGAAGATGATGTGCTGATGCAGAAAGCGGCAGGGCTTGCCGGAGGCGTCCGCTTTGGCCCGGACGGGAATGAAGTTCTCCCTACTTCCCCGGATGTGGCGGACATGACGGAGGATGACGTAATGCTGATGACAGTATCAGAAGGGATCGCAGGAGGAGTCCGGTATGGCTGAACCGGTAGGCGATCTGGTCGTTGATTTAAGTCTGGATGCGGCCAGATTTGACGAGCAGATGGCCAGAGTCAGGCGTCATTTTTCCGGTATAGAAAGTGATGCGAAAAAAACGGCGGCAGCCGTTGAACAGTCTATGAACCGGCAGGCGCTGGCTGCACAGAAAGCGGGGATTTCTGTCGGGCAGTATAAAGCCGCCATGCGTATGCTGCCTGCGCAGTTCACCGACGTGGCCACACAGCTTGCCGGCGGGCAGAACCCGTGGCTCATCCTGCTGCAACAGGGTGGTCAGGTGAAGGACTCTTTCGGCGGGATGATCCCCATGTTCAGGGGGCTTGCCGGTGCGATCACCCTGCCAATGGTCGGTGTCACCTCGCTGGCGGTGGCGACCGGTGCGCTGGCGTATGCCTGGTATCAGGGTGACTCAACCCTGTCCAGTTTCAACAAAACGCTGGTCCTTTCCGGTAATCAGGCGGGGCTGACGGCAGATCGTATGCTGGTCCTGTCCAGAGCCGGACAGGCGGCAGGGCTGACGTTTAACCAGACCAGCGAGTCTCTGACGGCGCTGGTAAATGCCGGTGTGCGTGGTGGTGAGCAGTTTGAGGCGATCAGTCAGAGTGTGGCGCGTTTCTCCTCTGCATCCGGCGTGGAGGTGGACAAGGTCGCTGAAGCCTTCGGGAAGCTGACCACAGACCCGACGTCGGGTCTGACGGCGATGGCGCGCCAGTTCCATAACGTGACGGCGGAGCAGATTGCGTATGTTGCTCAGTTGCAGCGTTCCGGCGATGAAGCCGGGGCATTGCAGGCGGCGAACGAGGCCGCAACGAAAGGGTTTGATGACCAGACCCGCCGCCTGAAAGAGAACATGGGCACACTGGAGACCTGGGCAGACAGGACAGCACGGGCATTCAAATCCATGTGGGATGCGGTGCTGGATATTGGTCGTCCTGATACCGCGCAGGAGATGCTGATTAAGGCAGAGGCTGCGTTTAAGAAAGCAGACGACATCTGGAATCTGCGCAAGGATGATTATTTTGTTAACGATGAAGCGCGGGCGCGTTACTGGGATGATCGTGAAAAGGCCCGTCTTGCGCTTGAAGCCGCCCGAAAGAAGGCTGAGCAGCAGACTCAACAGGACAAAAATGCGCAGCAGCAGAGCGATACCGAAGCGTCACGGCTGAAATATACCGAAGAGGCGCAGAAGGCTTACGAACGGCTGCAGACGCCGCTGGAGAAATATACCGCCCGTCAGGAAGAACTGAACAAGGCACTGAAAGACGGGAAAATCCTGCAGGCAGATTACAACACGCTGATGGCGGCGGCGAAAAAGGACTATGAAGCAAAGCTGAAAAAGCCGAAACAGTCCGGCGTGAAGGTGTCTGCGGGCGATCGTCAGGAAGACAGTGCTCATGCCGCCCTGCTGACGCTTCAGGCAGAACTCCGGACGCTGGAGAAGCATGCCGGAGCGAATGAGAAAATCAGCCAGCAGCGCCGGGATTTGTGGAAGGCGGAGAGTCAGTTCGCGGTACTGGAGGAGGCGGCACAACGTCGCCAGCTGTCCGCACAGGAGAAATCCCTGCTGGCGCATAAAGATGAGACGCTGGAGTACAAACGCCAGCTGGCTGCACTTGGCGATAAGGTCACGTATCAGGAGCGCCTGAATGCGCTGGCGCAGCAGGCGGATAAATTCGCACAGCAGCAACGGGCAAAACGGGCCGCTATTGATGCGAAAAGCCGGGGGCTGACTGACCGTCAGGCAGAACGGGAAGCCACGGAACAGCGCCTGAAGGAACAGTATGGCGATAATCCGCTGGCGCTGAATAACGTCATGTCAGAGCAGAAAAAGACCTGGGCGGCTGAAGACCAGCTTCGCGGGAGCTGGATGGCAGGCATCAGGTCCGGCTGGAGCGAGTGGAAAGAGAGTGCCACGGACAGTATGTCGCAGGTTAAAAGTGCTGCCACGCAGACCTTTGATGGTATTGCGCAGAATATGGCAGCGATGCTGACCGGCAGTGAACAGAACTGGCGCAGTTTCACCCGTTCCGTGCTGTCCATGATGACAGAAATTCTGCTTAAGCAGGCAATGGTGGGGATTGTCGGGAGTATCGGCAGCGCCATTGGCGGCGCTGCCAGTAGTGGCGCATCGGCCTCAACCGGCACAGCCATTCAGGCGGCAGCGGCAAACTTCCATTTTGCGACCGGAGGATTTACGGGAACCGGTGGCAAATATGAGCCAGCGGGGATTGTTCACCGGGGTGAATTTGTTTTCACGAAGGAGGCAACCAGCCGGATTGGCGTGGGGAATCTCTACCGGCTGATGCGCGGCTATGCCACCGGCGGTTATGTCGGTACACCGGGCAGCATGGCGGAGAGCCGGTCGCAGGCGTCCGGGAAGTTTGAGCAGAATAACCATGTGGTGATTAACAACAACGGCACGAACGGGCAGATAGGTCCGGCTGCTCTGAAGGCGGTGTATGACATGGCCCGCAAGGGTGCCCGTGATGAAATTCAGACGCAGATGCGCGATGGTGGCCTGTTCTCCGGAGGTGGACGATGAAGACCTTCCGCTGGAAAGTGAAACCCGGTATGGATGCGGCTTCGGCTCCTTCCGTCAGGGAAGTGCGCTTTGGTGATGGTTACTCCCAGCGCTCGCCTGCCGGGCTGAATGCCGACCTGAAAACGTACAGCGTGACGCTCTCTGTCTCACGCGAGGAGGCCACGGCGCTGGAGTCGTTTCTGGCTGAACACGGGGGCTGGAAGGCCTTTCTGTGGACGCCGCCTTATGGCTACCGGCAGATAAAGGTGACCTGCGCAAAGTGGACAGCGCGGGTCAGCATGCTTCGTGTTGAGTTCAGCGCAGAGTTTAAACAGGTGGTGAACTGATGCAGGATATCCGACAGGAAACACTGAATGAATGCACCCGTGCGGAGCAGTCGGCCAGCGTGGTGCTCTGGGAAATCGATCTGACAGAGGTCGGTGGAGAACGTTATTTTTTCTGTAATGAGCAGAACGAAAAAGGCAAGTCGGTTATCTGGCAGGGGAGAGAGTATCAGGCGTATCCCATTCAGGGGAGTGGTTTTGAACGGAATGGCAAAGGTGCCAGTACGCGGCCCACGCTGGCAGTCTCTAACCTGTACGGCATGGTCACCGGTATGGTGGAAGATATGCAGAGTCTGGTCGGCGGAACGGTGGTCCGGCGCAAGGTCTACGCCCGTTTTCTGGATGCGGTGAACTTCATCAACGGAAACAGCGACGCCGATCCGGAGCAGGAGGTGATCAGCCGCTGGCGCATTGAGCAGTGCAGCGAACTGAGCGCGGTGAGCGCCTCTTTTGTACTGGCCACGCCGACGGAAACGGATGGCGCTGTTTTCCCGGGGCGTGTCATGCTGGCCAACACCTGCACCTGGACCTATCGCGGTGATGAGTGCGGTTATGATGGTCCGGCTGTCGCGGATGAATATGACCAGCCGACGTCCGATATCACGAAGGATAAATGCAGCAAATGCCTGAGTGGCTGTAAGTTTCGCAATAACGTCGGCAACTTTGGCGGCTACCTTTCCATTAACAAACTTTCGCAGTAAATCCCATGACAGAGACAGAATCAGCGATTCTGGCGCACGCCCGGCGATGTGCGCCAGCGGAGTCGTGCGGCTTCGTGGTGAGAACGCCGGAGGGGGAAAGGTATCTTCCCTGCGTGAATATCTCCGGTGAGCCGGAGGCGTATTTCCGGATGGCTCCGGAAGACTGGCTGCAGGCAGAGATGCAGGGTGAGATTGTGGCGCTGGTCCACAGCCATCCCGGTGGACTGCCCTGGCTGAGTGAGGCTGACCGGCGGCTGCAGGTGCAGAGTGATTTGCCGTGGTGGCTGGTCTGCCGGGGGGCGATTCACAGGTTCCGCTGTGTGCCGCATCTTACCGGGCGGCGCTTTGAGCACGGGGTGACGGACTGTTACACGCTGTTCCGGGATGCTTACCATCTGGCGGGAATTGAGATGCCGGATTTTCATCGTGAGGATGACTGGTGGCGTAACGGTCAGAATCTCTATCTGGATAACCTTGAAAGACATGGTTTTTACCGTGTCGCACTGACAGAGGCACAGCCGGGCGATGTGCTGCTGTGCTGCTTTGGTTCATCGGTGCCGAATCATGCCGCCATTTACTGCGGCGACGGTGAGCTGCTGCACCATATTCCTGAACAACTGAGTAAACGAGAGAGGTACACCGACAAATGGCAGCGACGCACACACTCCCTCTGGCGTCACCGGGCATGGCACGCATCTGCCTTTACGGGGATTTGCAGCGATTTGGCCGCCGCATCGACCTTCGTGTGAAAACGGGGGCCGAAGCCATCCGGGCGCTGGTCACACAGCTTCCCGCCTTTCGTCAGAAACTGAACGACGGCTGGTATCAGGTACGCATTTCCGGACAGGATATATCCCATGAAACATTGTTCACACAGATGAATGACACACTGCCTCCGGGCGCGGTAATACATATTGTCCCTCGCCTGGAGGGGGCAAAAAACGGAGGGGTTTTTCAGGTCGTGGCCGGTGCTGTGCTTGCTGTTGTCGGTTATGCATTAAGCTGGACAGGCATAGGTGCGGTTATTGGCAACCTTGGTGTGGCCATGATGCTTGGAGGGGTGGCACAGATGCTGGCCCCTAAATCCAGAACTCCCCGTACACAGACAACGGATAACGGCAAACAGAATACCTATTTTTCATCACTGGATAACATGATTGCCCAGGGGAATGTTCTGCCTGTTCTGTACGGTGAAATGCGCGTGGGGTCACGCGTGGTTTCTCAGGAGATCAGCACGGCAGACGAAGGGGACGGTGGTCAGGTTGTGGTGATTGGTCGCTGA